GTGAAGATTTATTTAAAAATGTTAGACAAAGGGGTGAAGATGAGTTGGTTCGTTTTCTTTTGGAAAAATACCCTAATTTTTATTCATCTTTAAATTTTGTAAGAAAATCTCCTGAACATCAAATAGAACCTAATTTTATTCATACAGATGAAATGATGGGTGATTTGACTGCAATTCTTTATTTAAACTATAATCCACCAAAAGAAGATGGAACTACTTTATATTATAAAGGAGAAAAAAGTTGTATATTAAAATCAAAACTAAATAGGTTAATTGTTTTTCCTTCTTATTTAGAACATTCAAGAAACATTTTTGGAAACTTTGGTGATGAAGATAATGAATCAAGATTAATACATGTTTGTTTTTTAAAAGAAAATATTACCTATGAACAATATTGAATTAAAATTAGAAATAATTAAAGCAGGTAAAAAAGCTGTAAAAGAGCTTATAAAAGTTGCTAACGAAGGTATATTAAAAAAAGACCTAGATGGATTAGCTCCTGATATTGCAGCAGATAGATTAAAGAATGCAGCTGCCTCTAAAAAGCTAGCTATATTTGATGCTTTTGAAATTTTAAGTAAAATTGAAGAAGAGAACAATATGATTAATACTGGTAGTACAGAAACAAAAGCATCATCATTTAAAGGTTTTGCAGAAGGAAGATCAACATAATGTATAAACAAACTTTATATAAAATATTACAAAATGTTATACCTGAAAAGGTATTGAATTCTTATAATAAAAAGAAAGCATGGAAGTATGGATATAATAGTGAATATGATATTGTTGTTATATCAAAAGACGGCACAATTGGTGATATATATGAAATACAGAAATTAAAAATAGCTTTACCAAAAGTAAAAAATGTTCATAGTTTTAAAAACAATTATTGGGATAAATTAGAATATCCTAAAGATTTAAGCAAAATTAAAAATGTTTTTGATTGGGATAAGTACCCTGAAAATTTTAAAGAAAAATGGTATGATTATATTGACAAAGAGTTTGAAAGAAGAGAAGAAGGTTTTTGGTTTAATAACAAAGGTATTCCTACTTATATTACTGGTTCTCACTACATGTACTTGTGCTGGACCAAAATTGATGTTGGGCAGCCAAACTTTAGGGAATCAAATAGATTATTCTATATATTCTGGGAAGCTTGCAAATCGGATATACGGTCATATGGAATGTGTTATCTTAAGAACAGACGATCAGGCTTTTCATTTATGTCCTCATCAGAACTCGTGCATGCAGCTACCACCTCACGTGATTCACGTTTCGGAATATTGTCAAAAACTGGGTCAGATGCTAAGAAGATGTTTACCGACAAGGTCGTACCGATATCGCTCAACTATCCCTTCTTTTTCAAACCCATCCAGGACGGTATGGACAGACCGAAAACCGAACTTGCCTATAGAGTCCCAGCCTCCAAGCTCACCAGAAAGAAACTTGACACCAATCAAACCGCCTCAGAATTGGAAGGCCTTGATACCACCATTGACTGGAAAAACACAGGGGACAACTCCTACGATGGTGAAAAACTAAAAATATTAGCTCATGATGAAAGCGGAAAATGGGAAAGACCAGATAACATACTAAACAATTGGAGGGTTACAAAAACCTGTCTTAGATTAGGTTCTAGAATTATTGGTAAATGTATGATGGGCAGTACATCTAATTCACTTGAAAAAGGTGGTGGTAATTTTAAAAAATTATTTGCAGATTCAAATGTTATAAAAAGAAATAAGAATGGTCAAACTAAAAGTGGACTATATTCACTTTTTATCCCAATGGAATGGAATTACGAAGGATTTATTGATATATATGGACACCCTGTATTTGAAGAACCTATTAATGAGGTTGAAGGGCCTTTAGGAGAAATAATAGATCAAGGAGTTATTAATCATTGGGATAATGAAGTTGAAGGTCTTAAGTCAGACCCTGACGGATTAAACGAATATTATAGACAGTTTCCAAGAACAGAGTCACATGCTTTTAGAGATGAAAGCAAACAGTCTTTGTTTAATTTACAAAAACTATATCAACAAATAGATTACAATGATTCTTTAATTAAAGATAGATTTGTGACTAGAGGTTCTTTTTCTTGGAAAAATGGAATACAAGATACAGAAGTTATTTTTTCCCCAAACGATAGAGGTAGATTTTATGTAACATGGACACCTAATAAACAATTACAGAATAAGTATTATTTTAAAAATGGAATAAAATATCCTAGTAATGAACATATGGGAGCTTTTGGCTGTGATAGTTATGATATATCAGGTACTGTTGGAGGAGGAGGTTCAAATGGAGCATTACATGGAATGACAAAATTTCATATGGATGAAGGCCCATCAAGTGAGTTTTTTTTAGAATATATTGCAAGACCGCAAACTGCAGAAATATTTTTTGAAGATGTATTAATGGCTTGTGTGTTTTATGGTATGCCTATACTTATTGAAAACAATAAACCTCGTTTGTTATATCATTTTAAAAATAGAGGATATAGAGGTTTTTCAATGAATCGTCCTGACAAAATATACACTAAACTTTCAAAAACAGAAAAAGAATTAGGAGGTATGCCTAATAGTTCCGAAGACATAAAACAAGCACATGCAGCAGCTATTGAGTCGTATATAGAAAAGCATGTAGGGTTTGATTTGTCAGGAGCTTTTAGAGACTCTGATTTAATAGGTTCTATGTATTTTATTAGGACTTTAGAAGACTGGGCTAGGTTTGATATTAACAACAGAACAAAGTTTGATGCATCAATAAGCTCTGGTTTAGCTATAATGGCTACACAAAAGAACCTGTATCAGCCCATTAAAAAGAAATCAAAAATAAAACTTAACTTTGCAAGATACGACAACAAGGGAAGTTATAGTCAAATTATACAATAAATGGAGGATGTAAAAATCACGTTAAATGCCACAGGATTCCCTAGTCAATTTGTTTCAGACAATGAAAAGAAATCTTTTGAGTTTGGATTACAAATAGGGCAAGCTATTCAATATGAATGGTTCAGGAAAGATGGTGGACAAAGTAGGTTCTACAACCAATGGGCAGATTTCCATAGGTTGAGATTATATGCTCGTGGAGAGCAGTCAATTGCAAAATACAAAAATGAACTTGCAATTGATGGAGACTTAAGTTATTTAAATTTAGATTGGACACCAGTTCCTATTATACCTAAATTTGTTGATATTGTTGTTAATGGAATGGCTGATCGAGTATTTAAAATAAATGCTTATGCTCAAGATGGAATGTCTTTAGACAAAAGAAGTGAATACCAAGTTCAATTAGAAAAAGATATGTTAGCAAAACCTGTTATGCAACAGGTACAACAGCAAACAGGAATAAATACTTTTGCTACTACAGAAGAAGATGTTCCAAACACATCAGAAGAGTTAGCATTGCATATGCAACTAAAATACAAGCCTTCAATTGAAATAGCTTCAGAAGAAGCAATTAATACTGTTTTAGCAGAAAACAGATATTATGAAATTCAAAAACAATTGTATTACGATCAAACTGTTTTGGGAGTAAGTATGTGTAAAAACACATTTAAACCAGGATCAGGAATATCTATTGACTATGTAGATCCTGCTAATGTAGTTTACAGTTATACAGAAGATCCTCATTTTCAAGATTGTTTTTATTGGGGTGAAATTAAAACGCTTCCAATTACAGAATTAAAAAAAATAGATACAAGCTTAACTAGAGCTGATATGGATGAAATATCTAAGTATAGTCAAAGCTGGTATGATTACAATAATACAGCTCAGTATTATAATAATAGTTTGTTTAGTAAAGATAGTGCTACAGTTTTATTTTTTAATTATAAAACAACTAACACATTTACTTATAAGAAAAAAGTTAATGCATCAGGAGCTGAAAAAGTCATAGAAAAAGAAGATACATTTAATCCAACTCCAGAAATGATGGAGGAAGGTAATTTTAAAAAAATGTCTAAGACTATAGATGTTTGGTATGAAGGTGTAATGGTTATGGGTACAAGCATTTTGCTTAAATGGGAAATGGCTGAAAACATGGCTAGACCACAATCAGCATCACAAGAAGTTTATCCTGAATATGTAGCTTGTGCGCCACGAATGTATAAAGGCGTGTTTGAATCATTAACAAGAAGGATGATTACGTTTGCTGATTTAATTCAGATTACTCATTTAAAGTTACAACAAGTAATTTCTAGAGTTGTACCAGATGGAGTTTTTATAGATGCAGATGGACTTAATGAAGTAGATTTAGGAACTGGACAAGCATACAATCCAGAAGATGCACTTAGAATGTTTTTTCAAACAGGTAGTGTTATTGGTAGAAGTTATACTCAAGACGGAGATTATAATCAAGCAAAAGTTCCTATTCAACAATTAAATAGTAGTTCAGGTCAAGGAAAAATTCAAAGCTTAGTTGGAACTTACAATCACTATATGCAAATGATAAGGGATGTAAC